GAACTAAGAGATGCATTATTTATCGGTACAGATTACCGAGATAACTTTAAACAAGTTATCGCAAAGCGATCTGACCTCGTACAATTCGACGGAGGCCGCTTGGCTCCTTCCACATTCGGAACCGTTCTTCAAGCAGGGACTGTTCTTGGATATGCAGCAACTGGCGGCGACGCTGGATTCTGGAAACCATACAACTCTGCAAACACGGACGGCAGCCAAGTCGCTCTCGGCGTGTTGTCTGAGTATGCAAGCCCAGATGCTTCCGGTAACGGCAGCGAAATTGCTATCATCAAAGACGGCATCTTGTTCAAAGATTTACTTATCGGCTTGGACTCTGGAGCGATTTCCGCGCTTCACGGCTCAGTCAGCGTCGAACACGGCGTCAACCTCATTCACATCAGAGCTTAAGGAGAATTAAAATATGTCAACCGTATTTGCTGCTGCACATACCCGGATACTTCAAGAAGTAATCCGAGAGATCGAAACAGACCCAGCCGAGTACAAAGGCGCTCAATACATGCCAGCCGTAGAAGTTCCTGCGACCAGCGTGTTCGTTGATGTCCTTGAAGCTCGCGGCGGGTTGTTGAAAGAGCACACTCTCGGAACAGACCCACAGGCTGCACCTCGCAGACAGTTCAGGACTCAACAATACGCACCGGGTGCGTACAAAGAGTTCATCCGCTTCAACGAGGCAGATATTCTAAGATTGCGTGAGCTTGGTCTGAATGACCAATCGAAGCGCGGGATTCGCCAACACTTGAACGAAAACGCTCTCGTGTTGAACAATCGCATTGAAGCTCGCATGGAGCTTCTCCGCTGGCAAGCGATCTTCAACGGCACTTACGTCTATGACGGCAATACTGTTGATTTCGGCAAGCCATCCGCTAACAACGTGTCGCCTTCCGCGCCTTGGGGAAATAACGACGGCTCTGGTAACTTCACCACTGCAAACAACTCAGCAACTCCTGTCCAAGATCTTCGTAACTGGATCATGGGTGGGTATGCTCAGTTCCGTAAATACAAGATCACCAAGATCTTGATGAACCCAAACACCGCTCGCATGGTACTTGATAACACCGGCGTTCAATCGCTCATCCAGAACCGTTTCGCTGCTGAAACGTACAAGATGCATGACATCAATGCGATCATGTCCTTCTTGGTCCCTGGAATGCCTCCGATTGAAATCTATAACGGCTGGTATCAGTCTGAATCAGTAGACGCAACGACTGGACTCATCTCCGTCGGAAACGCAATCTACTTCATTCCAGACGGCAAGATCTTCTTCGAGTGCAAACTCCCAGACATGAACAAGATCGGCGACCTGGTCATGACATTGAGCCTTGCAAACGGTTCAGTTGATAACCCAGCTCCTGGTAAGTTCATCTTGGTTGACGAGCATATCGAAGACCGTCCTGGAAACCCTTACATTGACGTGTTGGGTGGATTCTACGGCGGACCACGCTTGAAGCGCGCATTCGATACTCTCACCGCTACCGTAATCTAATCAAGTTGTCCCCCTCGCCTAAAAAACGGGGGGGACTTTTTTAAAGAAAGAGCCACACATGGAAAAAGTTAAAGTCAAAATTTTAAAGCACATGACCTTCTGGAATCCCGGCGACATCGTCGAAGTGAGTACAGAAGAAGCAAAACATCTCTGCTCCGTCGGTTCCGTAAGCGATGGGGAAAAAGTTATCGAATATCGTCGAGCCATTCTCCTAGAAGAAGCTCTCGCAATTGAGAGTGCTCCGATTGATGTCAGCCAATTGACACAAGGCGAAGCCGAAGCCCTTGGAATTAAGAACATCACGCCGAACGTGCTCGCTCCAACTCCTGAAGAAAGAGAGATGGAGAGACTTAGGGAAGAAAATGCTCCTTATGCCGAAGTTTCTCGCGACGAGAGCACGAACGTCGTCCCTTCCGAACGCCGCAGCCGTGGCCGAAAGGATAAAATCGCTTGAGCCAGCTCGCGACTCCCATTTACACCAACTATGCAAGCGTGCAGGTCAGACTTGCAAACAAGGTGCAATTTCAGCAAGACCCGAACAATCTTGTTGATGGCGAGTTGCCGAATACTCTATTAAATCAGCTCATCGTTGACGCTGAGACAGCAGTCGAGCAAGAGCTTCGCTCTCGGTACGCGATTCCTTTTCAATCCGCAAGCAAGGGAACCTACGCAGGTCTTCCTGATCACACCAAGCGAGTCATTCGCATGTTGTGCGACATGAAGGCTGTGCAATTGGTTCTTAAGACCGACTTCGGGCGCGGGACTCACATATCGGGTGACGCTTACTTGAAGGACATCAAAGAAGAGTACGAGCTTGAGATGAAGCGCGCTCTGGGTCGAGACATTGAAGGCGAAAATGACAAGATCGACCGCTTCAGACGGACCCCTCCCCTTGATGACTTGCTTCTCGCGGCGACGAACCGCGCAGCAGATGACGGCTATCATGGGATGATCATCAACACTGACCAAGACAGGTGCGGAGCTGAGGAGTACGCAAAACATCAAATCAACAACCCTGCCAGGTCTTATGTTGGCACGCTTGGACTCGGGAGACCCCGACGATGAGCAGCATGAAGGTTGATTTCTCGGGACTGAAAAAGCTGTACGAGAAATTTACAAACAACCCTATTAAAGAGGCGTTTCGCTCGGTCGCAAAAGAGAAGGCTGTCGCTGCTCTGATTGGTCAAGCGATTGCTGACAACTTCGATAAAGAGGGACCAGGCTGGCAGCCTCTTAAAACTGAAACGATTCGCAGAAGTGTTGCCAAAAAGCTAGGCAGAGAGCTTGCTTCAATGACCGACGCTCAGATTCGTTACCACGAAGTGAAGGCGCGATCGAAGGCTGCGACCGAAGAACCTTATCGTCGTATCTTGCAACGCACAGGACTCTTGAAGAAGACCGCGACAAAAGTGGGCTTCACGGGAAGTACAACCAAGAAGAAAAACGGCGACTGGAAAAACGCAAGGTCGTCCTTTGGTCCTCAGCGTGGTGTCTCCGTCACTGGTTCAAACATCTACAAGGTGGAGAACTTCAATATCATCTGGGGCACAAACTTGCCCTACGCAAGCAAGCACAACAACGGTGAAGGCGTACCTAAACGAGAATTTTTGGTCATTCGCAAAGAGTGGCAAGCACGCCTTGACGCTTACGTTTTGAGTCGCGTGAAGACTTATTTTAGAAACGCGATCCGAGGTGGGACATGAATCCAGCCTTTGGTCAGCAGATCAAGCAAGCAGACATCGACGAAAATTTTCTCAGTGGGCCAGGCGAATACTTGGTCAATAAGTTCATGACCCAGCTTGCAAGCGTGCCGGGCATGGCGAAGATATTCGGACCCTACGTCGTTGGAAAAGACCAACAACGCTGGGCAGATTATCAACGCTACGACTGGTCGATTCGTCAACTTCCTGCGATCAACGTGTTTGAGTCGCAAGTCGAAGACAAGGTGTCAGACAACGCTTGGTTAAACGGCACCGTGACCCTGCAAGTATTCTGGCCTCCTAGTTTTAGACGCTCCGACCTCACGCGTGTACCCGCTGCGTTTAAAGGCGTTTTAGAGAACTTTTTTGCAAGCAAGTATGTGACTGAGATGCTTGACGAGCTTTACTACATCCAAAGACCCGCCAAGGTGTACGGACTCAACGAGTTCGGCAAGGTGCTCAATTGGACACCGAACACCGAGGGGATTGTCGAGAGCGAGCTTGTCCCCGTCACGATTGTGGACATTAAATATAGAATTGATCTGCGCTCCTGGTATCGCGCTCTTGAGTTCATGAACAGAACCCAAGATGATCCTTTTGAAACAAGCCTCGCAGATCTGACGACTTTACTTGGACAGTATGAAGGTGTTTTGGCAAACGGCAGCGTTCAGGTCGTTGTGCCTGACGAAATTACAGTGACAAACCCATAAAGGGGAGGAAATAAAAAATGTCTTTAACAAATATTGCAAACCGACTCACTCCGAGCGTACCTCTTGAGATTACGTTCGGCGCTCAACCCGTAGCAACTGGCGTTAAGTTCACGACCATCTTTGCTCACCTCGCTGCTTCAGGAGCAAGCGCAGTGCCTTACTCGGTCTACACCGTGGTAAACGTAGGCGACCCAGTTGCTGCACAAACTGAAGTCAACGCAATCGCTGGAGCAAACTCCGAAGCGGGTCAACTCGCTTACGCGTTTGTAGCTGCTAACGCTTTAGCTGGCGGGACCAACTTCCCAGCGTTTCGCATCTGCTTCCTAGCAAACAGTGACACCGGATTCGGTTCTTCGAGTCAGGCTTTGAATGCTGTTAAATTCTTACGCTCTGACATGTTTGTAAGTTGCTACCCAGCTTCGAACACCGCAAACCTGACGGCTCTGTTGGGCTTGTGCTCCACGATCTCGGGCATCGACCGCGACCTTTCCGGTCAGTTTGGTAGCTTCGTAACGGTTGGATCACTCGACGCGCTTGCAACGGCTGAAGCCTACGCAATCAACAGCCGTCAGTGCATTGTCGCTTATCTGCAAGACACGAACACAGCTCTTGTGACTCAAAACGGAGTGTTAACCGCTTCAAGTAACGTGATCACAGGACTTTCTTCGACCGCTGGAATTAACTTAGGTGCTCAGATCTCCGGCACCGGAGTGCCAGCAGGTGCAGTGGTTGGAGCGGTAACCGCGTCTACTGTTTCGATGGTAGACTCAAGCGGTAATCCTCTGCCAGCTTCGGCAAGCGAATCAAGCGAGGCAATTGGATTTCAAAACGTAGTCTCTCAATCGGCTGCGGTCGTCGCAGCAGCTCACGCGGCTGTCATGATGGCTTCTGCCTTCCCATACAACCCACTCAATGGTGTTGCAATCGGTGGGCTATCAGCTCCTAATCAGGTGTCTGACTGGATTGACTTGAATCCAAACGGAGCAAGCGAAGCGGCTTTGAGAGCTGGCCTTTCTCCTCTTCGAGTTCTTCCAGGGGGGTCGATTGGATTCATTCGTACCCGCACGACTTACAACTTGCTGCCTGACGGCGTGACCGCTGTGACGGCTTACTTCGATTGGCAGGAATTGGTTGTGCTCAATGACTTCCGAGAAGACTGCTATCAGATCACTCAGAACCCACCTTTCAACAACAACCCAGGCGGCGCGAAGGCTTCCCAGAATCTTGCGAACCTTCTCAAAGACGAAATCTTGCGTGAAGCATTGGTTTACGAAAACGAAGGCGCTTTCCAGGGTGTCAAAGCATTGGCAAGCGAGTTTCAAGTTGCTCCAAGCACGACAAGCCGAGGACGCTTTGATTTCGTCATTCCGGTTAATGTCATTCCTGGATTGATGGTCATCGCTGGAAACATTCAAGCTGTAACGACTGACAGCTTCACACTTTAATAGGGAGATCACATGGCTTCAATTTTATACGCAGACAGAATGTTCGTATCAGTCAACGGTGTGGAGGTGCTCGACATTGAAAGCGCAAGTGTCAAGATCTCCGACGGGACTAAGGTCGTCCCAACGATGACCAGAAACCGAAGAAACAAAGGAACCGTGAAGGGTAACCGAGAAATCACGGGAAGTGTTGCCGTCGCTGTTCAAAACGCTTTAGGCACGCCGAAACTTGAAGAGATTGACTACAACTCGCAGTCGGTAGCTATCACCGTCGAACACGGTGGAGATCGTTACACGCTGACAGACGTTGACTTCGTCGATGCTTCTCAAGACGCAAGCGGTGTCGGAAGTGAAGGCAAAAAGAGTTTTAACCTGGTCGCAATGGATGTCATTGACCAAGTTGGAAACTCGGCTCTGTTTAACACTAGCCTGATTCAATTGAGCTAAGGGTTAAATCATGAACTCACGCCACACTCATGAAGCTCCGCAGGTGACGACCGCCGAAGACATGCTTGCAAAAATGCGAGCTGGCACAAAGGAAGTTTACGAGATCCGCATGAGGGAGATGATTATCCCTGTGCGGGTCTTGTCAATCGACGAAGTGAACGCGATTCGACGTGAAGCCATCATGGAAACCACCAAGAAGCAAGGCGACGAGACGGATAAAAACCTTCTCGTGCAAAAGCTATCGCTGAAACTTGCTTCGACCCTGGTCAAAAACTCGGCACCTATCCTCTCAGACAAGCTTTTATCGCTGCTGACGATGGACGAAGTGAACTACCTCTACGAAGAGTATATCCGAGTGATGGACGCGGTGAACCCTTCCCTGCAAGCGATTGAGCCTGAGCAGTTCAAACTATTGGTTGATGCACTAAAAAAAAGTCATCTGTCTTCGAAAGACTTGTCTTTACTTCAGCTCAGGGCGATTTGTACCGCCTTTGTGGATTTGATCCAACGACTGGAGAGTCAAACCTAACCGCAGGGCAGTTGACGTGGTGGACTGCGGTGAGAGTTGCTGAGGCTGAGGAAGCGAAAGAGGCGATGAAACGGGAGAGTTAAGCGATGTCTGATACCCAAATTAGCGTAGATTTAGACCCGAAAAAGGTCATGAATGCGCTAGAAGACATGGCAAAAGAAGTCAAAGCTCTTTCTGAGAAGCTAGAGCAGTCGCTTGGAAAAGACGGACCCAAGTCAGTTAAGAAGTTTGAAGAAGCGGCTGAAAAAGGTTCGACCAAGATTGCGACTTATTTTAGAAACCTGGGCAAGACTTTAAAAGAAGACATGAAGACGGCCTTCGATGTGGGCAAGCTCGCGGGAGGTCTTAAGATCGGTAGCTTGTTAGCTGAGGGCACTAAGCAGGTTTTCGACATGGAGCGCGCCTTCGACAGACTTAACACTCGTCTAA